ATACATTTGAGGGTATGTGCATGGCCCCCTTGATTTCTGATGGCGCTGGATCTGCCATAATTGGTTTCCACCTGGGAGGCAACACTGGTAAGCCAGATGGTTGTGCTGGTGTGATCACCAAACCAATGGTTGAGGAGGCTCTTATCAGATACCACACCGAGCATCCGTCAGGTCTCGATGTGGCTTCATCTGGTACTCTCTACCAATCTCATCTCGGTATTACGTTTTTTGAGAGTGCAGAAATTCATGCCAAATCTCCAACACGCTTTCTAGAAAAAGGTAGCAATATTGATGTACACGGGTCTGTGAAAGGACGATGCAAGTATTTTTCCGATGTGATTCCTACTCCAATTGCGAGCATTGTGAAACGAGTTTGTAACTATCATACGGAATATGCTGGACCAGACTTTGGTTCAGGTACTGCATTTCGTGATTCTTTGGTCCATTCTTCAAAACCTTCACAAGGAGTTGAACAATCTCTGTTGGATAGATCATTCCGTTGCTTGAAGAAAAGTTTTGTCAAGCTTCTTGCAATTCCAGCACTCGTCACTGCATGCCGACCTCTCTCAGAAATTGAGACAGTCTCAGGCCAAGATGGTATTCGTTTTGTTGATGCACTCAAGTCTAAAACTTCCATGGGCTATCCAATCAATTCCCCAAAGAACAAGTATCTCATTGATCTGCCACCGTCTGAGGAACACAAGTGTCCGCGCACATTGCCTTCAGAATTCTGGAAAGAAGCAGAAAGATGGGAATCTGAGTACCTTGCTGGTAGGAGATGTTATGCACTGTTTCGTGGTTGTCTTAAGGATGAACCAACCAAGAAAGGTAAGAAGAAGGTTCGAGTCTTTCAGGCATCTCCTATTGTTTTGCAATTATTGGTTAGGAAATACTATTTACCAATTGCGAGACTTTTGTCAGTTAATCCTCTCCTGTCCGAATGTGCAGTAGGAATTAATGCACACGGACCAGAGTGGGATCAATTGCAGGCCCATATCAAGAAATTTGGTGCAAATCGGATTCTTGCTGGGGACTATTCAAAATATGATCTGAGAACACCTGCACAGTTCACCTCTGCCGCTTTCCGAATGATGTGTGACATAGCTGAGATGACTGGAAACTATACTGAACGTGATTTGACAGTAATGAGAGGCCTTGCAACTGACATTGTATATCCCGTTATGGCATATAATGGTGACTTGATCCAATTGTTTGGGTCAACTCCCTCGGGACACAATTTGACAGTTTATGTGAATTCTATTG